ACTAATCTGAATAAAAGTTTATAACATTGAAAATTGCCTTTAGAACGATATACGTCAAATATGTGTTTTAATAATAATCTTTTATCAGCTATGATTTTATATGGTATACCGTATAGATATTTTTGTTGAAAATGAAATAGGAAATCTTCTACAGTGTTAGATGGTGTATTATCAATATCTCTGTAATTAAATAATCTTCTTGTTTCGCCTATAGGACTACCGTCCTGTTGCATCCATTCGTAATATGCTTTTACGAATAAAATAAAATTTGGACCTTCCTTTTTATAAAAATCAGGAAATTGAGATTCTATAAAAGGAGTAATAAATTTTTCTACGCCAAAATCCATTTATTATTAATCCAATTTGTGTATAACTGAAACTGATACGTCTGCTGGATCTATAAGTAAAATCTTATCTCCAGTTGCGTATATATCTTTTGACATTGTTTTGTAATAAAAAGATATATTATTACCATAATTGAGAACATTAAAATTATTAATAACAACTTTACCAGTAGTATAATCAAGAGTGCCAGTATCATTAATAACTACATTATTGCTATTATTAGTAATATTATAAATGAATAAATTTCCTCTATTATCATCTCTTAAATAACAATTATTATATTGAGTTCCAGTGTTAGAGATATAAGAGAAAGAAGAGGACCATAAAGTAGGTTCGTCCAGATAAGCAGAAGGATTATTGTTTGACCAATAACTTTCATATTCTCCGGCATTATTATAATTAACAGTAATAGTTTCTGAAATTCCAGGAGTAGTGTTAATCCTTTTAACCATCAACACTTCTGTATCATTACTGACTACACTAACATCTGTATTATCAATTTTATTTGTGAATCTACTAAATCTAAAATCATCTTTAAAATGTTCTAAATTATTAATACTATATCCAATAATAGAATTTAAAACTGCACTTTGAATATCGGTTTGTGATTTGTTTGTTAAAGTTTGATCGTACTGGACTGTTGTGTTTACTTTTAAATAAAAGTAATCTGGATCTGATGTAATAACTTTAATTGGAATATTCGTGTATGGTTGAATGTAATTTACAATTTGATTTTTTAAATAATTAGGAGCGTAAGTGACACCTGTGGGTTTCAAACAAATTACTACTGTTCCATATTGTTTTGGAGTTAAAGTTTCTCCGCCATAAACATTAATATCGCTAATCAATCCACCGAATTTGCTATATATCAGAGAAGAATAATCATCTACACTAACAGCTCTTTGTTGAGATGCAAAATATCTTGGAGCTCTAAATCTAACTGTTTCTATATCTTCTGCCATAGAACCATTAGTGGAATTTGCCACTGTTATTACAGAAGTTGTATTTACTTGTCCACCATTAACGTTCCCTAAATTAATATCAATATTGAATTTAGTAATACCATTCGCCGGAGAACCTTTTGCTCTTCTATATTCAGCATTTATCACAGCACCATTCTGTGGTTTTCTTCCTAGAATTCCATCTCCAAATAAAATTTCATAATTACCATTCTGCGCTCCTTGTAAAAAATAAACAGCAGAATTAGAATTCAAATTATAAAGAGTATCAACTTTAGTAAAAATAGTATTTGTTTGGCCGTTATTTTCTATAACATTAATTGCTAAACTTTCGGTGTCAATATCTGGATTTGACATAACGAACGCTTGATTTTGAATAGTATAATCTACAACAAAAGTTTCATTAGCATATACTCCGTCATACAAAGCCAAATTCGCTACGTAAAAAACATTATTTGTGGAAAGATAAGTTTTAGTTTCATTTGTTGTAAAAGAGAACACACCATTAGAATTAGTTCCGGAAAATCTAGAACCTTTAGGAATAGTTAATTGGCCGTTTAAACCTGTTGTGGATGCTGTGAATGTTATAAAACCAACAGATGATCTATTGGATTGAGGGGTATAATTTAATTCTTTAGCATGAGAAACAATTGAATTGTATTTCTGAGCAGTATCCAGAAACATTTCTGAACCAATCATATTCAAATAAAATGCATTTAAAAAACTATTATATGACAAAACGTCTAATAGAACGTTCATATTTGAACCATCAAAATCATAATCACTAAAAGTTGATTGTGATTTTAAGAAATTTTTTAGATTCGTTTTAAGAGTGTCGAAATCTAAAGAAGTTAAATTTAGGGAACTATTGGCCATTTATCGGACTCTTCTTAGATTTATAGAAACAGTTTGAGTTATTGGATTATTTATAATAGTAAAATAAACATTAATTGTCAAATAATCACTATCTTCCTGCTCAGAAACTATATCTATTTGAAATTGTTGAACTCTTGGTTCGAAATTTTTAATAACATATGTAATATAAGATTTCAAAGATTCGAATGCGACTAGATCATTTGTTGGTTCGAACAGTATTTCATGAGCATTGGTTCCAATTAAAGGTTGGTACAACCTTTCATCCATGTCTGTTAATACTAAATTCTTAATAGATTGTTTTACGGAATCAACGTTGGTTTTCATGGCTAAATCTCCACTATTTGGAGAAGAAGCAAAAGAATCAAAAAAATCTGAATAAATTTGAGTTTTATTTACTTTTGATAAGGTGTCTGCTCTTGAAACTGCCATTTTTAACCTGGTTCTATGGTTACGAAATCTGAAAACTCTGATGGATACGGACGACAATGTTGATTGTTAAACATACAAGCACTATCTGGTTTGGCTTGATCTCCTTTAACAATTATCAATTTATTATTTATTTTAACATATGTATTTATACCCATAGAAGTGAGTTCTCCATGACCAGCTGTGTCTTGATCATTTTCTACGGCCACCAATTGATTTTGAACTGAAACAAAATCTTGACCACTAACAACAGTTGTATGACCACATAATCTTTTTTCGCCTTGAACATGGACATTAGCTCCAGCCATAATTATCCCTTCTTAAAGTTAATTTGTGGGCTTGTGATAGTTATTTGCCCTGATTCTATTTTTATGGAAGACTGCCCGACAGTCAAAGTAATTGTTTGGTCAGCAACTATATTTACTGTTGGGGTATGCGTTGAACTATTTTGGTTATTACCTATGTTAATAGATTGTTTAGAATAAACAACTGCATTTTGATCAGCGGCGAGTCTTATATTTTGGTTGGCTTTAATATCTCCACTACCAGAAATGAATTTACCGAAATCTCCTTGAACCATATTATATTGGCTTGTCAATGCAGACATCATAACACCTTCAAGGCTGTTAAATGCCATACCTCCCATATTCGCATCGCCAAGAATTTTACCTTCAGATCCAATTTCATAATTGTCGCGAGTGTAGTTAAATCCAGTTCCATATATGGCTTTAATATATTGACCATGTAAACCTTTAGTATGATCTCCACCTATTTCATGGTGAAAATCTCCTAAATTGCTGTCCCTGAGACCACCAAGAACTAAATTATCATGAACACCTTCGTTTGTCTGAGAATGTCCATTAGAATGAACAGTAAATTTATTATCAGCAGTGAAATGAATTTCTCTTCCTGTTGCGTCAACTTCAGTGTAAGTTCCACCAGGAGTAAAGTTTCTCCAACTCTCTTTACCAGGAGTGCTGTTAAAATGTACTTCATGGCCTCCAAGAGTTTGCGTCACTTGATTGTAAGGATATTCCCAAGTAGTTTTTAAATCTTGTGCTCTTTTATCTTTATTTGCCATTTTACTCTCTTTAAATTATTGGATAGAAACCAACATGATATGCACCACCAATATTTGTTGTTAATACATCTCCATTAACAGGAACTAAAGTATTAATTACACTGGCTGGTAAATATTGAGCAGCTTTTATAATTGCTGTTTTTGTTTTTAATGTATAGAAAGGAATTTGTTGGTCTACAATTCCACTGTTATATAACAACATCCATTTAATAAAGTTAGGATCGGAAGATACATCAACTGGATAATAACCATTTGGTAAATCTTTTATATTAATAACAGATCTTCCATTAATAGAAGTAACATTAATAGTATTACCTCCAATAACAGTAGTATAATTTACAACATTATTAACAGTCGCTCCGCTATTAGAGCCAGTTCCTCCACCACCAGATCCACCATTATTATAATTTGGTTGATTCTGACTACTTCCGTTGCTTCCTCCTTTACCGCCAAAATTACTTGCCATGTTACCAAAACTCATAAACTGACTGAGGTTCATATTTTGCATTTCATTTTTCTGAGAAACAGCTTGTTGAGCTATTTTCTTTTTCATTTTTAACATTGCTTGATCTTTTGATCTGTCTTGAATTAGTTGTTGTATTCCACCTTGGCTTAAAACAGATTCTGGTAGATGCATACTTTGTGCCATACCAATGAGAGAACCAAGTATACCTAATATGGATTGAAGAGCTTGATTTGCTCCTCCGCTTTTACCAGTGTTTGGATCATAAGCAGGAGCATCAATATTATTTCCTAAGACGTTTTGTGTAGCTTTAGATTGAACGTTATTGAAAGTTTCATCTAATAGATACAATAAAACTTCTAAAGTTAAATTATTATTATTAACTTCCGCAACAAGATCATTCATTAATAAAGTTATTGCCACATTAATAGCATCTTCAGTTGGTGTTGCAGAATAAGGAAGATATGCTGGTCTTAATGAATATAATATTTGCCCATTTGGTCCTTCCCATCTTATCAAACCAGGATATGGATCAGTCGGAGTAAAACTAAAAACTTGAACATAACCATCTGGTATAGAACTTGAGTCAGGAACTGTTGGAACTCCATTAACAATATTTACTGTTATCTCCACTGCAACATCATTAATAGTAACAGTTTGTGTATATGAACCTGTTGATATTGATGCTATTTTTACAAGTGTTGGATCTAACTCTAAAGCAATAAATTCTTGACTATTGATAAAAGATCTTGCTATATCTGCTCTTGTTACATATTGAGTTTTTTGTAAATAATCAAGCCATGTTTGTAATTCTATTGTGGCTGGTTTTCTATTTAAAAGATTAATATAAAGACTAGTTACAAAAGAAGTATTATCTGGATAATCTTTTGTATATTCAGCCGAAATTAAAAATTCTAACAAAACTTCGGCCTTTGTGAATCCATTATTCATTTGATATAAAATATACTGAAGGCCAGGAAGATCATATTCTCTGCCTAAAAGTATTTCGTACAATCTAACAACGAAATCTGTATTATTAACTACGCTTGTCATTAATTGACCAACAACAAGATTAGTAGCATCAACCTTGGTTGTTTGACTCATTAATTGAACAACTAACGGAGGATTTGTTATCAATCCAGAAATTTTAGTATCATCAATGACAATATTTCCAGATGCTTTTTCTAAATCTTGGAATTCTTTACTGTTCAAAAAAGCTCGAACAACTTGCTCTCTTGAAAGTGTTTGATTGCTTAATAGATCTTCCCAATAATCCCATTCATTGAAAGAAACAGTTAATCTAAAAAGAACAGATTTTGGATCTAAACTATAATTGTTTACGTTAAATGTATTACTATGTATTATATCGTTTAGTAAATTAGTTATATAAGTTTCTCTGGATAAACCAGCTGTAAGTTGTGAAGTAGAAAGATTTATTTCGCTTTTAGTTGGCGCTCTTTCGTAAAGGTTTTGATAAACTTTATTGATAAAATCTGAATTGTTTAAAGAACTTGTTTCTTTTGTTAAATTACTAGCATATTTTGTTGGATTATTAAATGCCATATTGGAGTCAGTAATGAAATTTGTCAAGAAGTCGTATTTTGATAAACCACTATCAAGTTTGGTTAACCAATATGATAATTCATCAGAATTTGGATTTCTATTGTAAAGAATTCCATAAGTTCTTGTGATAAAATCCGAATTAGAAGCCGTTGTTACCGGAGGTCTATTAAGAATATTAACATAAAGACTTGTAACAAAATCCAAATTTGAATAATAGATATCGCTGTATTCTTTAGAAATACAAAACGATACAATTACGTCTATTCTGTTTGTTCCATTTTCTAACTGTTTAACCCAATACCTCAAACCATCAGCGTCTGGTTCTTTTTTTAATAAAATTTCATAAAGTCTTATTATAAAATCTGTATTATTAACAGAGGGAGATATAATGTCTGCAAGTATAGTTGCATTTAGATTTACAAAATTGGTATTTCTAAGGTTAATATTTTGGAATTCAGAACCTGTCAAAAACGAATAAACAACTTGCCAGGGCTGTAAAGTTTTAGTTACTATCAAATCACTCCAGTAAACTAAACCTTGTATGTCTGGTTCTCTTCCCAGAATTTTTTCATATAAACTTGTAACGTATTTTGTAGGATCTGAATATTTTTTCAAATATTCATCGCTAACGAAAAAATTAGTTATAATTGTTATTTTTGGCATACCATTGTTTAATTGTGTAAGCCAATAATCTAATCCTGCAACATCATATTCTCTGCCTAATACTAAAGTATATAATCTTGCTATAAAATCAACATTATGTATTGTGCTAGAATTTGTTATTTGTCCTAGATTGAACTTTTCAGCAACTGGAACATAAGTATTATTCAACAATGTCAACAAAGCACTATACAAAACTTCTCGTTGTTGTAATGTCATACCTCCAATTTGCGAACTTGGAGTAGTAAATCCTTTTAATTGATTTAATAAATCAGAAGCTACTAATGCTGTGGTGCTCGCATCAAATTGATATTTGTAAAAATCATTACTAAATTCTTTACTATTTAAAAATTCAGCAACTATTTGCGCTCTTCCGGAGCCTCCAGAACTATTATCAATAGTAGTAGCAAATGGTTGAATACTTAAATTTTTAAATTCTTCAGAATTCAATCCATCTTGAACCAACGTTTTTTTTATCGATGTTGAAGTTGGGCCAGAATTTATTTGATCTAAACAGTATTTCAATCCAGCTGGATCTGGCTCTCTTCCCAACAATTTTTCATATAATTTATTCGTCCAGGCAGTTGGATCACTATATTTCGAAAGATATTCCGGGGAAGTAAATAAAGCAATTATAATGTCATTTTTTGATGTTTTAGAATTAATCCAAAAATTATATCCAGCAGTATCTGGATCTCTTTCTAAAATAATTTTATATGCAACTTTTAAAAAATATTGAGCTTGTACTTTGTTACTTGTTGACTGAGCCAATGTTAATTTTGTAACATCAGGAATATTTTTTGATCCGCTTAATTGACCAATCCAATATTCTTCTCCGGCTGGATCTGGTTGTCTATTTAAAATATTATAATACAAACTATCAACAAAAGATTTATCGTCAGGAAATTCTTTATTGTATTCTTCGCTGACAAAGAAACTTTCGGCAACGGCTATTCTAGTGGCACCACGTGCTAATTGATCAGTCCAAAAAATATATCCAGCCTTATCAGGATTTCTTCCAAAAGTTATTTCATATAATTGAATAACGAAATCAGAATCATTATAAGAAGAAGTAGATAAAATCTCATAAAGTGGAGAAGGGGTGCCGTTAGTTGTTGAAGTGCCTCCTGTTGTTGATCCAGAAGAGCCAGTTCCTCCAAAATTTCCAATAGAACTACCTCCACCAGAACTACCTCCACCTCCTACCATTCCACCAAGAATACCAGAAAGCTGCCCAATAATATTACCAATTCCACCCATACCAGACATAGAAGCCAAACCAGATAACATACCACCGAATGAACCACCAGCCATTCCAGCCAAACCGGACATAGATGAAATTTGATTCATAGAAATTAATTGTTTGAATAATTGTGGAGATTGTGGCCCTAATCCTCCAGCTTCGTTGTTTTGATCATTTTTTAGAATGAGATCTAATATCGAACCAGATTGAGACTTATCAGTTGAACCGATAGTAGGCAAATCAGCAGTTTTCGGTGCATTCTTTTTTCTTGAATTTTTTAAAGAGTCTTGACCATCTGTTTTTTTAACGTAATCTGTTTTGTTATATTTTCTTGACGAAGAATCAACTGCATTGTTAGAATTTAATGATTGTGAGTTATTTGAATTATTAGCTTGCGTATTTGTATTTGCTGTACTGTTAGAACCCAAAGCTCCAATAGGAATATCATTATAATCCGAATCAATATCATCTTTACCTAATGTATTATCATCTTGAGTTTTTTGTTTACCTCCTCGATGAAACGAACCAGTAACAACAGGAATCTGTTCGGCGTCATCTAGATAATAACCAATAACACGTGAACCAACAATCAATCCAGTTGGTGATGTTCCAATTCTTTCAGTTGAAGCAGAAGTAACAGGCATAGAAACAAACGCCCATTTAAGATCTTCGTCTTTGATATTTTGTTCATCGTCATGAATACCATATATACGAATCTGAATACGTCCAGATTCCCAAGGATCCATTACATTTCTAACTTCAGCTATAAAGTGGTTCATCCACTAACTCCCGTATCGTATCCGCCTTTAATAAATTCAACTGACATAGTTGTTCCTGGTCTTTGACCAGCTGGTCTATAAATTGTTCTTATTCTTGTAATCAATACTTTTTGCGATATTTGTTTTTCTTCGCCTTCTCCACCTTTGTTAGGAAGTTTTATAGTTATAACTTCACCTACGTTCAATTGAGGATTAAAATAAACTTCCATAACTCCTCTATCATTAGTCAATCTGGCAAACCAGGCAGATTTATATTGTTTAGTTTGAGCTATATAAGTCTGATCTTTATCATTTGCAGGATCAATGAAAGTTGCTCTTTGTGGCATAGAATCTTTATTGCCGCTTGTTTGACTTGTTTCTGATTGTGATATCGGAGTTTGTGAGATAGGTAATTGTGGATCTTGATATTGTTCTTGTTCTTTTTGTTGTTTTCCTGATGCTATATTATATGTGCTTCTTGCAGTCGGAGCGGAACGTCTATAAGGAGTGTAAAAAGAACTAGGAATGTGTAAGTTCAAAATATTTTTATAATCATCAGCAGAAGAAGTTGATCTCGCTCCAACAGTAGGATCTTGTGTATATTCCACGGAAGATTGAGACTGAGTGTTCATCATTTTTTCAAAAGTTGTAAACATAAATTCTTGTTGTCCGCCGTTTCTTTTTTCAAATAACGTGAAACAAGAACCATCTTGCTGATAATTTTGAGAAACATGTCTATCTTTTAAATCGTCAATAACAGCATGAGGATGTTTACTATGTGCAAGATATCTTTGTTTACCTTTTGTTTGTACTTCAACATTAACAGTTTTTTCAGAACCCCAAAAGTTCTCAACAACGTCTTTAACGATATTAGAAGTTTGATCGTTGTAACTTTTATTAACGGATTTTCCGTGAGCATTAAGAAATTCAGGAGAAACCATTCTGAATTGATAAGTTTTTGCTGCAACAGCTCCTGTATGAACTAAATCGTGATTTTGTAACATAGCAAGTTTGAACGTGGCAGGAGAACCACTACCGTCGTCCATAGATATTTCAACTTTTTCTTTTCCGGAGAAATTTTGTTTACCAAGAATGTCGCCACCATCAAACACAACGACATCTGCGTAAGTGTGATGATCTAAAACGCTTTCATAAACGTTCATATTCATCACGACTAGACCTTGTTGTCCTAAATCTTGTCCGTTAATTGTTAATTTTAAATTAACATCGCCTGGAACAGCCATATTATTTCAAAGCATCCTTTAATTTTGTGGCAATTGTATATGCATATGTGTTTTGTATTAATTCTATTGACTTATTACCTTCATTTTTTTCTAACTCATAATCATAATAAGTCACAGGAGTGTAATAAACATATTCTAATGGGCTTATGTTATTAGCATAAGATGTAGCAGTGAAGAAAGGAACATTAGCTGTGCTTTCCGTGCCATATATATAGCTGTTATTTAGAATATGAACATTCGCGCCTGCAGCAATATTTACTGCTCCTTCAGGAGAACCTTCCAATACATTACCAAATACATGTTGAATGAAAAGAAAACTAGAATTAGAAAATACAACTTGCCCCTTTCCAGTATACGCATCACTAAAAACTACATTAACAATTTCATCATTAATAAACGAAGTATTTGATGTATTTTCTATATCATAACCTATAACAAAGTTAGTATTAATAATAATATCTTCTTGTTTTCTGACATAATTCATTATAGAATTATTGATAGGAGAAAGCTGAGGCTCCCAGTATGCTTGTAAAACGTCTGGTAAAGCATCATAATCATTAATTGATATAGGATTTTGGTTAATCCAGTTGTTTATAAAATACTTAATTTTTACATTGGCCAAATCAAATGAGCCGTATTTGTCAACAATAAATTCATTAAATTGATCTTGAGTTAAATACCATTCATAATACGGATCAGTAATGTTATTTCCCATATATATCAACCAAGCATAAAAAGGATCACCATAAGTTTTATTTGATAATTGATCTGGTCTTATTTCAGAACTAATATCGTAAACTGAAAATGCTGCAGGGTTATTTAAAGTGTTATTAGCAATAATTACACGTTCTGTTATATCAACTACTTGAGCGTTGGCGTATGTTACGATAGGGAATTTTTCGAAATATTTTTGTGGCATTACATCACTTCCGGAGATTGTTGCGTCAAGTAATCCAATTCTCTTAAATGTATTCTAAATCTAACTTGAGCTGGACCACTTCCGCCTTTAAAAAACGCTGGCATTCCGGCACCAGTATAATCTATGTCTATATTTAATATAGCACACCAAGTAAATTTAAATAATTTTCCTTGAGTGTTGGGGCTGAATGTTGGTTGAACTACGTAAGGATACATTAATGTGGCATTCATATTAGCAGCTTGAACACCGTTTTGTGGTAACATATATTTTCTGAAGTCTTTAAGAATTTGGTCTAAAGAATCGGACTCTCCTGAATTCCTAGGGGCAAGATTCCAAGAAAAAGTAAATTCTCTGAATTGTGGAGATTTATATAACATAACTAACATAGGGTTTGGTATCTGACCAGTTATATAAGAACCGCCAGCCTTTAGAAGAGCCAAACCTTTTGTTAATATGTCTTCTTGGAAACTATGAGAAGCCCATTCTGCAGAAGGTCTATCATTAATTTTTTCCGGCATAGGAAGAACATAAACAGAACCCATAGGAGTCATATTAGGAGCACCATTTATTTCTCTTGAATACCTAGCGAACTGAAAGCTCATCCATGGGTCTAAATTTTTTATATCTGAAGGGAAAGCAGGCATATATATCCTCTAATAAATATTTTTTTTATATTTATATTAAATTTTGAAAGGTTTTAAAACTAACATGAAAGGAAATTTTAAACCTAAAAATCCACAAAAGTATGTGGGAGACCCAAAAAATATAATTTTTAGAAGTTCTTACGAATTAAAATTTTTTAATTATATTGATAACGATCCAAGAATAATTCAATGGGCATCAGAAGAAATGTTTGTGAGATATATGTCTCCAGTGGACAATAAACCACATAAATATTATCCGGACGTTGTTTTAGTGAAACGACAATCAGACGGCACTGAACAAACTATAATGATAGAAATTAAACCAGCGAGCCAAACCAGACCACCAGAAGTTCAGAAACAAAAAACAAGAAGATATATTACTGAAGTAATGACTTGGGGAGTGAACCAAGCCAAATGGAAAGCAGCGGAAGAATATTGTAATGATCGTAAATGGAAATTTATGATTATGACAGAAAAAGAATTGGGCATCAAATTTTAGAATAAATACCTAAAAGGAAATCAATGGCCCAGTTTCAAGATTTATTAAAACAAAGTACCCTTAAAACAGCAGCAGACCAAAAGAGCTCTTTGGACTGGTTGCGTAAATTGGCCATGAATGTAAAAAATGTTGATCCAGAAGATATAATAAACACCAAAGAACCTTTCAAAAGAATAGTAAAAATATCAGAAACTTCTATAGGTAAAATGTATATGTTTACCTATGACCCAAAAACAAAAGAAACTCTTCCATATTATGATATGTTTCCTCTGATATTTCCAATTGAGTATTATGGTGATGGTTTTCTGGGAATCAACTTCCACTATCTTCCTCCATTAGCAAGAGCTAAATTATTAGATGCTCTTTATCCTCTTATAAATAATGATAAACAAAATAAAACAACTAAATTGAATATAAGTTATAAAATTTTAAAAGGAGCTTCTAGGTATCAGTTAGTGAAACCTTGTGTAAAAAGGTATTTGTTCAATCATGTTAGATCTAACTTCCTCTACATTTCTCCGGACGAATGGAATATTGCTTTAATGTTACCAACACAAAGATTTCTTAGCTCGACTTCTAGAGGGTTTCAGTCTCCAGTTTCTAGTGATAGAGTTCATAAAGACTCTATGAGGTCATTTTAA